GTTTCGATATTGATTCATAATACCACGTAGGTATTCTTCTGCCTTACCTTTTGGCAAGTTACCAACATCAATATAAAAAATTCTTCTTTCTGGAGCTCTTGATATACGATATATTACAAGAGAATCCTCCATCATTCTTAACTGATTTACAGGCTTTAATGCTTTATGTAAATAAGATAAGATCCTTTTTCTTTGTGGATCCATAACACCTGATGTACAGTATGCTATAGCGTCAGGGTATATCTTAACCCCTTCATTATATTTTCCCATCATGTTGTCTTGAAAGACAAAATACTCATCTACTTTTTTGATGAGTTTAGCTCCAGTTTTAGGATCCGCTTCTTCTTCGACCTCTTTTACCTTTCTTAATTTGGTAGGATCGATATAACGTAATTCCTTAATTCCTTGCTTAGGATTATCTGTGTCTATAATAATATGATAAGGTAATCTTCCATCAACATACCACTTTCTGAATATCTCATGTGCATATTGATTAAATCCAAGTAAACTTAAGATACTTTTAAACTCTTTAATTACAGAGTCTTTTATATTATTAGATACCTTTAATCCTTCTAATACAATCTTAACAGGAGATTCTTCATGATTTCCTACTATTGATTCTCCGACTATATCTTCAATTGCCTGATCACACTCTGGTTGAGCTGCTATATCCCTATATTTAAATATAAGCTCTACTTCAGATTTGACCTTATCCCCATCTAAATCAATATAAGCCCCAAAATGACCCCCAGCTTGTATAACACCAGCGCCGTCATCTGTATCTACTCTTGGAACAAAAGAAGGCCTTACAGGCTCCTTACTTTTCCTATTAATTTCAAAACCAAAAAAATCTGCCATAATTTATTACCTATATTATCGGAGGGGATATAAAATCCCCTCGTCTAATATTATTTATCCCTTCTAATTTGTTGTTGAAGCTTCCCAATATTGTACTTGGAATTCAACGCTAAACTCTTCGATCGCTCCCTCTGTCTCGTAGCTAAGCTCGATTGGAGAAACGTTTGATGGCCAACAACCTCTTAAATCGTATGACTTAAGTGTTGATCCATCTTTATCAAGTTGTTCAACAGCTAAATCAGCGAAGTAATCAGTAGGATTAACTAAACCAGTATTTGCATTGTGGTTGTTAATTCCATTTGACCAACGCTCAAAAGCGTCTCTGAGTCTAAAGTCAGTGTCATTAATGACTGTAATTGTCCATGCCTCAAATGATCTCTCACCTGCCATTTTCAATGTTCTACCTCTAAACTTAACCTCTATAGGTGCAAGAATAGAAGCAGGAAGCTGTGCAGCTTTACATAAAAAGGATGTTAATTCGACATCACCTTGGGCATAACCTGGAAAATTTATCAAAACTTTGAATAAATTAGCTCTGGCTCCTCCTCCGGTTAGCTTCGATTTAAAATCGTCTATACCTAATATTGCCATTTTCTTACGCTCCTGCTATTTCGGAGAATTCTACTCCGGTTCTTGTTGCTATGAAGTTCAGTGTAATGAAGTTAATAGATCTTGCAGGCTTGATATAAATATCAGCTACAAATCTATTTCCATCAATAACTTGACCCGTGTTATTAGTTTCGTCACAGATTACTAAGAAGTCTGTAAGTCCACGTCTACCTTTGACATCTCTAAGGAAAGGCTCAACCAGGTTTCTGAATTGTGCACGAGTAAACTCGTCATTGAATTCAAATAACTGGAATTTAGCAGCCGTAGAGATTGCTTTTTCCAAGACTATAAAAAGTCTTCTAACATTAATTCTATCAAATGCTGAAGGTCTACTTAATAAAGTTTTGTCACCAAATAATAATGTACCTTGTCCAGGTAATGATACTATTGGATTGACTCGAGCTTTATATAAAGTATCTCTGTCTGCTTGTTTTGGATTAAATGCTAATTTTGTGACTCCTAGAATTTGTCCTCTGTTCAATCCTGCAGGACTAAACCATGCATCAGCGACTCTATCTGCATTAGCACATAAACCAGCTTGATGTCCTGAAGCACCGATATATCTGTATACGTCGTTATACTTGTCGTATACATAAAGTGCGGTAGAATCACAAGCTACATATGATGTAGATGTAAGTGCGTCTGCGAATGCTTTAACATCAGCAGCAGGGGTTGAAGTTCCAACAGTATCTTCGATTGGTGGAGATACGAATCCCATACAATCTTTTCTAGCATTACAAAGTGTTATAATCTTAGATGCGATTGTGGTCTCTGCATTTGCATCTGGTGTTGCAAAAAGTAGATTTACATCCACTGTTTCTGCATCAGCAAATAGGTCTAGACCTGTTGAGATTTCTCCAGATGTTGGAGCATTATCATCTGTACCTCCGGAGAGAGATGATTCTAGGGCGGCTCCATTAACTGTAAAGGTTGCTGTGCTAGCTATTGTTGATCCAGCATCAGAAAGGTTAGTATCGTGATCAGACCACCAAATATAATTAGAGTTATTGTTAATAACATCTTTATAATAATTAGTTGTGCCGTCAGATTTTTTTGCATCTGAACCCTGAGATACATATGCAAATGTTTCTAATACTGTTCCTGGTGTACCTGATATAGCTCCATCCTCATCGATAACTGCAATGTGCAGTTCATCAGCTGCTGATGTTTGTCCTAGATCTGACGCATAGTCAGATGTTCCAGGAGCCCCATCAAAGCTACCAGCATAAGCCCAACCACTAAATGGTGAAGCTCCAGCTGTTATCATTGAGACTTTTAGGCTATTACCTAATACTCCAGGGTATTTAGCTACCCAGTTACCTACAGCTAACTCGCCGTTTGAATAATTGTCTTCATAATGACTCTTATTCTTAATGAGTTGTCCGGTTCCATCCGAGGTAGCGTTTAAGTTACCTGTTAAGACACGAACTACTTTCAGTGCGTTTCCATACTTTAAGAATGACGCAGCTACTAGAAAGTATTTAAATGTATTGTTGTCTGGTGAACCAAACTTTCCTACTAATTCATTTTCTGAACTAATAGTACTGATCTCTTCCACTGGACCCCAATTGAATGCTCCTGCAAATCCGCCAATGCTGGTTGATACTGCCGGGACTACATTCGTAGCATCGATTTCTTTAATTTCGACGCCGGGTGATACTAAAAATGCCATCGCTTTGTCCTCTATTTTATTGAGTTAGTTAATAAGTTACCATAATACGAATAATCAATACATTTATTTATAAATAAACATGTTTCATCGCTAATGATCTGATTCATCATTTTTCAACGCTACATCACTAACAACGAATAATTTATTCGGATGTACTGATATATTGAATTTCGTCATGAGTTTTCTGTTTACTAACATCTCTGACGCAGTATCTTTTTCAGATAATCCTAATTCTACTGTGTATTTCCTATTATTAAATGTTATACCATGCTCTATTACTGGTCTTCTATCAAAATTTTTGAGACCCCTTTTTGGCTCTGATATGTAAAGGATTTTGCTTTTAAACTTGTTACCATTCTTTTGCCATATAACACTATCCCCTTTTATATCCATACTATCAACGTGTAGCATTGTTGCAGAGGCAGAGTTACCAGTATCAAACTTAGCTCTTATAGGGTTTTCTTCCATTCCATCTAATATAATACTTTCAATATATCCAACTTCTTGTCTCATAAGGGGTCTTCTTCTTTTTTCTTCTGTAAAAAATAAAAGTACATCAGTTAAAACTTGCAAGTCTGATATCTTTTTAGTAGACTCTCCAGTCTCTAGATCATACCCCATAAAATGAGATCTTATTCCTGGAGATCCATTTACTTCTAAAACATACAAATCTTTCCCAACTTTAGCATGATCTACACCACAATATGAGCATCTTGTTGCTCTTGCAGCAGATATAACTAGTTCTTTCTCTTCAGGAGAAAGCTCATAAGGAATAGTTTTAGCACCTAAATGAACATTATTTCTAAACTCGTCTGAGTCTTGTTTTACTCTTTCAGCACTTCCAATAACCTTTCCATTTACTAATAGTGTTCTTACATCTGACTTTAATTCTAAATATTCTTGAAGAAGAACATCTGCATTAAATTTCCATAAAGATTGACAAACAGAAACCAAAGAAGACATATCATTTACTTTTGATACACCAACACCCTGTGTTCCTGTTAAGGTTTTTATTATAACTGGAAACTTACCCCCAATGTTTTTGTGGGCTTCTTCAATACTTTTGACATTATTCACAATAGAGGTCTTTGGAATATTAACATTTCCTCTTTCCATAGTAATGGCATTTGACATTTTATTATCACAAAGAAGCATGCTTTCTAAATCATTTATTAGGAAAAATCCTACTGTTTGCAAAGAAGAAACTAATGCCTGAGCTGTTAAAGAATGTAAAGCTCCAGCTCTAACAAAGATAATAGTGTTTTCTATATTTAAAGTAATATCCTCATCTTCACCATCTATATTACGAATAGTTACCTCTCCGATCTCAATATCTTTAGATGATATAAAAGCCTCATCAACTTCTACCATTGTACTTTTCATTCCAATCTTCTTAGTAGCATCCTGAATAAGGTCCGCAAAAGTTCCCTCTTGGTCTCCTTTACCCAATATAACGATATGAAGGTCCTCTATTTTTATAGGCTCTTCTTGTTTTTCTTCTTCTAAAAAGTTATTGAATAGCTTCATATACTATTTTTCCATTCTTGTTCTAACCAGATGTTTCCATCGTCGTCTTTACTATATTTATGACTATTATACGGAGCACCTTCAATAAATCCAAAAGGTAACATATCATCTTGTATCGCCTTTAATCTTTCCCTATAAAGCATATCCTTCATATCAATATTCGTTAAAGTTTGAAAGACATCAGTTGTAGTAAACCAACCAAATAAAACCAAGTTCATCATAAGGTCGTCATGGTTTGGAGCTTGAGCTGCAAAGCTATTACCTACAGCCACAAATGTACTCATTTCAATAATGGTTTGGGAATCTACAACTTTTATTTTCTTTTGTTCTACTAGATCTTTTATACTAGAGCATCCTATTCTTTTTACCCTTCGAGTCATTGTAGCACCTAATGCATTAGACTTTACGGTTGATTCTACAAACATGTTTTCATACTCTAAATCATAATAAAGTCCATTACAAACAACTGCACCTTGATCATTACTTTCTATTAATACATAAGCTTTATTATACGACGTAGCATATTTGTATATAATATCAGGCATGAGTATAGGAGATATTAAATTATCCCTAAAAGTTGCAACCTGTTCAAACGGATTTGTTGTAACATCTATGATATTAAAGGTTGTATAGTCTTGTCCTCTACCCTTCGCTGTGTCCACGCACATCACGTATTCGTGATCCTCTTGAGGAGGCTTATAGATATACACATTTTCTTGTATGAATTCTGGCTCTATACTTTTTTGTGCTAATAAGTGGTTTGAAGCTATAAGAGTGTTTCCTCTTCCATGGAATGTGTTACCAAATTCTTGTTCGAATTGTAATTCAGATGTGTTTGCAACAGTAGATTCTTTCCACTTTTCATCTCTTCCGGGAACGTCCCACCAATCTACTCTAAAATTTTTAAACTCGTTTGTCTTTTGTACTGCGCCTTCCCATATCTTATGGAACACATTACCAACACCATTTGCAGTAGAACAGATTATAATTTGGGTATCCTTACCAGATGTAATTACAGGATATGTTGAAGTATAGAATTGTGCATCATTTTCTACAAATGCAAACTCATCCAGGAATAATAAGTTGATAGACATACCACGAATTGAGCTAGCTGATGTTGCATTAGCTATAATTCTACTATTATTACTAAATTCAATACTACCTTTGTTTAATGCTTTACATCCTGGTTGTAAGAACATAGGAAGATTTTCGAGCGCGAGCGTGATACGGGCGAGCATCTCTCTCGCGACCGCGCCCTTGTTCGCGAGTATGGCAATAGTCTTTTCAGGATGAAAACATGAATACCATAAAAGATATACAACCGATGAAATTGATTTACCACTTTGTCTACACGCTAATACAATACTAAATCGAGTATTATTAAAATGCTCAAACATCTTTTGTTGATAAGGATATAGTTTAAAGTTAACTAATCCATCATCAAGATTTATAATCTTAACATACTTTTCAGCAAAGTATGCAGGATCTTTCATGCATTTCTGGTATTCTATTATGTCTTCTTTGGTGAATTCTGTTTCTACTCCATCCCTTTTTACATTGGGATTTCCTAGATATCCAAATTCATTATTCTTGGTTCGGCGTGGCATCTATAACCTTTCCATCATCTTTCTTTAATAACATCCTTTGCAAATCTGTAGTACTTCCTATAAAGACATTATTATTTGTCACTCGCTTTGCTTCATCTGCTTCTTCTTTTGTCAAATCCTTCTTTTGCTTTTGAAGATTCATTAACTTTTCAGTGGTATCACCTAAATGTTTTATAGTCTGTGCTACTACTTCAAATGCTCTTGGGTGCTCTGATTCTCTTGCTAATTCAGATAAAACATCTAATGATCTTGTTCCTGTTCTGATTAAATCTTTGTAGGTTTCTCTAGAAAACTCATAATCATCTTTGATGTCTTTGTCTTCTAGTGGCCTGTTTTGGATATTTTCTGGAAGATTTTTTTCCAGACTTTTGGCCATATTTTTTTTCTTATCCATTATAATACCTAACTAATTGTAGTAGTAACAGTATAGTCGTCATCAGCATCAGCTGAAGCTGGACTAATTGTAAAGTCCATATTTTCTAATATCTGTGCACCACCTTTATCATTATTAAAATCAATATTAATTTCTTTAATAACCCCTGTTTTTGAAGCAGGACCGTAAAACTTCATTTTCATTGTAAAGTCTAATTGGTAAACTAAGACTCTTCTCTGAGTAAATTCTCCTTCATATTCATCTGAAATTCCAACATTTCCTAAAATAATAGCAACATCCTGCTTATGGTTATATCCATCAATTGGGTTAATTGTTACACTATATTCAGGGGTAAAGTATGGAAGAATCTGTTCGACTATTTGTAATCCATCATCTTGATTCTTTACCATGATATAGAGAGACATCGCGATGTCATATGAAGTAAAAAACTTTACGGTCTTTTTCTTAGAAGAATCTGAAGAATCTATTTCATTAACTATTACAGTTCTTTTTGGTAATTTTTGACTAGTATCTATCTGAAGTCCTGTAATTTCAAATGCCATTCTTGGTAATTTAATTGCCATAGGAGCATCAAAACCAGTCTCTTGATCTAATCTTGCTAAGAATTTTTGTTTAGGTCCATAAGCTAATGGGACACGTACTTGATTTAAAACACTATTATCAGCTGCTTTTCTTATTACAGATATATTGTTAAACAGTGTACCAAATACGGCAACTGATTTACGCATTGTTGCGTGATAAAAATGATCACCAAACATTAGTATGTCTCCGATGGATCACCAAACGGATTTGACTCACTAAAGTCAATAAATCCATCTGCAAATGTTTCTATTGTAATATTTTCCGCACCACCATCTGACTTCCAAGCTTGACCTGTGGTATCAGTTAAATCACTGATGATAGATGTGACAGTAGCAGTATAGCTATTTGTTAATCCTGTAATAGTTCCACCTTGGGTGAATTGTTTATATTCTGTTGTTCCTGAAGCACCAACATTAGATACCCATATTGTTTGGGTGTTAACTCCAGTTTTACTTGCTTGAGCAACCTCACCGAACACTTTTATTGCAGGAGTTGCACCAACTGCAGCCACTAGGGTTTGCTCTACGGTTTCTCCTATTTCAAAATAATATTCGTTTGTTGTTAGGGTTACTGCTAATGGTATCTGATATGAAACCTGATTAATTTTAAGGTCTATTCCTTCTACACCAGTATCAAAATCCTCATCATTATATTCAAATAAACTACAAGAAAGTCTATATACAGGAAGATCTGATAGCTGATAGAAAGGAGAATCATCTTCAACATATGTTATTTCAAAGAAACTGTTTGTCATTGGTAAGAAAATTAGATCACCTTCCTGTGGTCTAGGATCTTCATTATCTGAAAATACTCCAACTCTTCTATTCCATACTTTTTGTGAAACAACAAATTGTGCTTCATCTCGTATTTCTAAACCAAACTTAGAATATAAATCTCCTGCGCCTTCAAACCCTTCTACATTTTCTAAATATGCTTCTATAATGTAAGCATCATCAAACTTCGAAGCAGGATCTTCTCCTAATATGTTATCTCTATTAACAAGAGTACGAGGGATATAATAGACATCTTGTCCAAATATCTTAAGTGATTCTATTATCAGGTCTTCGTATAGATGCTGTTCTGATCTTACGGCCTGAGAAAAATAAACGTTTCTCGGCATATTTTATCCTGTAAAGAAGTCGACTGGTTTCTCCCAATTCAATCTAGCTTCTTCCTCTAATCTTTCCAAATCTGCCATGGCATCATCGAATAGTTGTCTTCCGTTAAAAGTTAATCCACCTGGCATTGTCATACCTTCAAACTTTAATAAGTTTTGACCCCATTGTTTTTTAATAAGGGCTGTTGCATATTTCTTTAAGAAATAATCATTATAGACATCTGTATAGGTGTCTGGGTCGATAATCCTATAGCACTCTATAAGAATATAATCATCAGCATCAACCTCTTCGTTCCAATCCATAAAAATATCTAATCTATCTTTATGTCTATCAAAGTTAACCATTTTTTCGTCTGAATCCAATAGAAGATCAAGCATACTAAGGTATTGCATACTCATAACATATTCAGCTAAGCTTCCCATGAATCCCATATTATAGACGTCGTTTAGATGTATCTGATATCGAATATCAAACATATCATTGGATTGAACATTATCTCTAATAGGTACAACCTGAACTACTTCAGTAATAAGATCGTTTATTGGAATATATCTATTTTCGATATTTCCTTTTGTAATAGAAGATATAACTGCAGTAGCAGAAGATCGAGATCCTGTAATGGTTTCATTTGCTTGAAAGGCAACATTCGAATTATCTAAGTAGTTATATTTAATTGAACTACCGCTAGCAGATTTTATAGTTGCTTTAGCACCACTTGTTGATCCTGTTACTGATTCCCCTACTTGAAAGTTAGAGGCAACAGCTGCAGTTAATGTTAAATCTGAATTTGTGATCTTATGCTTTAGAAAGGTCTTTTCGATTGCGTCAGAATGATAATGTTGATAGAATTGTAGAGCTTCGTCTATTCTATCATCAATTTGATCTTCATCAATGTTGATTTCAATCACAGGTGCACCTAGTGATCTTAGACAATAGTCTATTAAGGTTTGTTTAGTATTAGGTTTTGCCATAATTAATTCCTATTATAAGTCTATTTATAATAGTTTACACTTCAAATTAACTTTTTACGAATTATCAACTATGTATTGTTTCCCTGTAGCAATTGCATCTGTATAACTTGATTTATCAACAGACGAGCCTGCTACATCAGGTGTAGGATCCTCATCATCTATTGGCGACATAGCTAATACAATTTCTAAATAGTCTACATTTTCTTGTACTCTACGATTAACTATTGCTTGTGTATATCCTTCTTGGAAATATGAAAAGTCACCATCATTAATTTGATTAATTAAAATTACAGAATCATCTGCTCCTGTAAGTATTTGTTCAACTGTTTTAGCCATTTTGTAATTCCTCCACTTTAGCCGAAAGTTCTTGTACAGCTTTTACTAACATAGGTATTAATTCATTAGGTGTTAATGCCTGTGTACCATCTTCTTGTTCTTCCCATAAATGTGATATAACCTCAGGATGATTGTCTAGTGCTTCTTTAACATCCTGTGCAATAAATCCAATTTTTCCTGTTGGATTATCTTTCTCATACCTTTCATCTGAATCAGATTTATGAGTTTCTAATTCTGGATCAATGTCTTTTTTCTTTCTCCAATCAAAATTAACAGGTTTTAAATCATTTATAAATGATAAACCAGCTTCACTTGGTCGTATATTTTCTTTTAATCTTTCGTCTGAAGTTCCACTCCAACCTGTAGCACCTAGTGATATCCAAGATTTATTACTACCATAAGCAAGAGTACAATATGTTCCTGCTGCACCAGGTGCTGCACCTGATCCAATAAGAATACCACCATTATTATTATTATTAAAATTTGCACTAACGCCTAAACAAGTATTATTTGAACCATAAGTTGTTGATCCAGCTCCGTTGCCTACAAATGTGTTTGCATTACCATTTGAACTTCGCCCTGCTTTATAGCCTATAATAACGCTTCCGTATCCAGTAGTTCTAGAAGTATCTCCTGCTCTATCTCCAATAATTACATTTGTATAACCAGTAGTAATATTGTAACCTGCTTGGTTTCC